CTCTTCGAAAATTCAGCACTATCGGAAGAAGTGCGCACAGAACTAGAAGAAGCATGGAACGCAAAGGTGAAAGAAAATCGCCTACAAGCGACTGCGGAACTACGTGAAGAATTTGCTAAAAAGTATGAGCATGATAAAACAACAATGGTTGAAGCCATTGATGCTATGATGACTGAAAAACTTAGTGAAGAAATTGCAGAATTCCAAGAAGATCGCAAGCAATTAGCAGAAGCAAAAGCAAAATTTGCTATTGCACAGCGTAGAAATGCCAATCTATTGAAATCATTTGTTAGTGAACAACTAGCAACTGAAATCAAAGAACTACATTCAGATCAAAAAGCAATGGCTGATAAGTTTGTTGCTCTAGAAGAGTTTGTAGTCGAGTCACTTGCAAAAGAAATTGCAGAGTTTTACGAAGACAAAAAAAGATCTTGCCGAAACAAAAGTACGCTTAGTACGTGAAGGCAAAGCTCATGTAAATAAAGTTAAAACAGACTTTATTCAAAAAAGTGCCAAATTAGTATCAGAAACAGTTGCAAAAGGTCTCAAAAAAGAGATTGCAGCACTGAAAGAAGATATTGATGCAGCACGTGAAAATGATTTTGGTCGTAAGTTATTCGAAGCATTTGCTAACGAATATCAACACTCATATCTAAACGAGAAGAGTGAAACTTCAAAACTTATGAAAGTTGTTGGTACAAAAGACAAGCAACTAGCAGAAGCAAGAGAAGCAGCGGCTAAAGCAATTAAACTTGCAGAAGCACAGGCTAATCAAAATAAAATGATTACAGAAAGTGCAAAACGCAAAGACACGATTAACGATATGGTTGCGCCATTGAGCAAAGACCAGCGTGAAATTATGGTAGACTTACTGGAATCAGTTCAAACTGACAGACTTCGTTCTGCGTTTGACAAATACCTACCGGCAGTTATCGACGGTAACACTCCAGCGAAGAAGAAGGCAGTACTAGCAGAGGCAAAAGAAGTAACAGGCAACAGAACCCAAACAAATGACATCAAAGCAGACGTAGATCATAATGTAATTGATTTAAAACGTCTTGCTGGACTATAAAGAGGAGAAACCAATGTCAGAACTATTAGAAAGTCGCTGGCACGATACAAAAAGCGCACTTCTTGAAGGCCTACAAGGCAATAAGAAAGCAGTAATGGCTTCAACACTAGAAAATACTCGCAAGTATTTGGCTGAAACCGCAACTGCTGGTGCTACATCTGCCGGTAACATCGCAACACTAAACCGTGTGATCCTTCCAGTGATCAGACGTGTTATGCCAACAGTCATTGCAAATGAACTAGTTGGTGTACAACCAATGACTGGTCCAGTTGGTCAGATTCACACACTACGTGTGCGTTATTCAGACACAGCAGGCTCAGGCGCATCAGGCGCAACAGCAGGTGAAGAAGCACTAAGCCCATTCAAAATTGCTGAAGCATACTCGGGTAACACAACAACTGCAAAAGCAGATGCAACTGCGGCGCTTGAAGGCGAAGCAGGTAACAGACTAAGCATTCAAATCTTGAAGCAAACTGTCGAAGCGAAAACACGCAAACTAAGCGCACGTTGGACATTCGAAGCAGCTCAAGACGCTCAGTCACAGCATGGTATTGATGTTGAAGCAGAAATTATGGCTGCTCTAGCACAAGAAATTACTGCTGAAATCGATCAAGAAGTACTAGCAAGCCTAAGCTCATTAGCAGGCACAGGTACAGATACATATGATCAAGCAGCAGTATCTGGTACAGCTACATTCGTTGGTGACGAACATGCAGCACTTGCAGTTTTAATCAACCGTGCAGCAAACCGCATTGCACAACGTACACGTAGAGGCGCAGGTAACTGGGCTGTTGTATCTCCAGCTGTATTGACAATCTTACAGTCTGCTACAACTTCAGCATTTGCACGTACTACAGAAGGTACATTCGAAGCACCAACAAACACAAAAATGGTTGGTACATTGAACAACGCAATGAAAATTTACGTAAACACATACGCAGCAGATGATGACGTATTAGTTGGATACAAAGGTACAAGCGAGTCAGACGCAGCAGCGTTCTACTGCCCATACATCCCACTAATGTCTTCAGGTGTTGTCCTAGATCCAA